CTGATGTTGACGACCAGTGCCACGAGCCCGAAGATGACGGCAAAGGAATCGATGATGCCAAATTTCGTGTCGGCATCAAAACAAGCCCAATATTCGCCACTCGGAAGAGCGGTGGGAACGGCTGTGGGACTCGACGTCTGCTGAGACGGGGCAAGCGTCGCGGGAGAGTGGGGCGGAGGGGAATGCCCATTGTCGAAAGCCATACATCCACCCTTACGCGTTGGCAAATGCGTGACCACCGACATGAACAAGAAGAACACTGCGCACAACAACGGCAGCATTCCCCCCCAAGTCGGACGGCAACGGCAGTGCCGGACGCCGTCGATGGACTCGTTGAGGTGTTCGACGTCAGTCGCCCAAGCCGCCTGGTACACGTTGTACACGCGTTCAACATCAGCGTAGACGGCCCACGCGGCAAGGTGCACCATGATGTTCACGTCAGCCGGGGCCATGCCGGCCTCAGCAGCCACGTTCATGCTATACCTCGAGACCGCGACGACCAAGCGTTGGTAGGTTTCCGGCCCACGTTTGGGGTTGAGGATCAGGGTGGAATACGCCTGTGAGATCCAATCCAACGGCACGACGTAACGCAGGCGTTCACCGACGTCCATGGCAACTATTGTGCCCCCAGGTACGTACCATGCCTCCAACGCGGTTACCTCCACCGGTGCACCGCGACCTGGTTGGAACTGAGAGCGCGTGGCCTCACGATGGTCCTTGTCGGTGGCCATGAGGATGGCCAACGGGTCAACGGTCATAGACGCGTTGAACTCACCGTCCGAACTTTGCCACAACACGGCCACTCCTTCCTGCGCCACGGGCAGGTAACCCGTCATCTCAACCCAGGGCATCACCGACACAAAGGAGTCATTCTCGAACTCAATTTGCCCGGCAGCGAGCTCGGATTTCTGGACAAACCTGACGCCCCCTGAGGAGGCCATCACGGTGTACCCGGGACCCAGCATGCGCTGTCTGGGAACACAGTTGGTGATGACGTAAGCGTCCCAGTCCTCACGAGGAGACGACCACGTGCATGACACAGGGGTCTGACCACGCGTTCCGCCCGAGTAGTGCTCCCTGCCGATGTCCAGATCGTACTTGTTGCAAAGCACTTCGGCGTCGGTAAGAAGGGGCAATGGCACCGCGTTGTACAAAGGAAGCTTCGGATCAAACGGGTTGTTTCCGTACCGCGCTTTATGGGCGTCCCGTTGGCGCCTCGGTGCGTTGATGCTAGGCAGGCGCAAACGCGCCTCCTCTTCCGCCCTCTCGTAGGCAGCCTCCGCCACCTGACGAGGTGTCGGGGGG